GGGGCTTGCTCTCCTTGTGCTTGTTGAGTACCGGCGTTTTGAGCGGTGATCGTGCTGTCGAGTTCTTGGAGACTTTCTATTGAAAACCCGGCGCGAGCTAGCATCTTCATAAAATGTGTATAACCGGGACGCAGAGCGTTGTACAGGTGTACTATCAGTGTCATAGATAGAGAGTCTGAAGGGAGAACAAACGGAAGTGGTTTCCCAAACATCAAAGCCTCTGATGCGTCCGCATCCGACACTACCGCTTCCTTAACAACAAAACCTTCACCCTGAAGCATAGTATAAAACTCTTCTACAATCTTGGCGCGCTGTTGTTGACCAATGTCCTGACCTGCTTTGCCGGCTAAATTAGCGAGAGTATTTGCGATCACCAGAAGATCGTCAGCAGGGTATTGTTCTTCTGCTGCCTCATTCAAATTGGCAGAAGGTGTTGGTTGTTCTAAATATTTCTTCCAGTTTTCAACCAATACTTGCTGAACTGGAAAACTGCTCCAATCACTACTCATCATCAAGGACCTCATTTAATAAACGATTAATCCGATCTGCTTTGGTGAATACTTCGTTCTTGTAGTCCTTCGCCTCTTTCATCATAAAGGCGCCAGGAGTAGAGGGTTCAGAGACCATATCAAAACAGATCAATTGAAAGTCCTCTTCTACCATTGTTTGCCCATTTGATTCAGTAACAGAACCCATACCTCTTGAAGAGATCCCTACATTAACATCTGCTCTCACTAACTCTTGAAGGACCTTACCCGAGGGAGTATCGAGGACTTTAATCTTCCCCTTAACATCTTTACCTTCCATCCAAATGTCTGTAACCAAGTGAGAAGCATTCCTAAGATTAATAACGGAATCCTCGGGGTGGTCAAGTTCTCCTAATGCTCTGCGTTCTTTTACAAGCTTACTGTAGTTCTTAATTTCTTTCATCAAAACTTTGTGCGGATAGACACGACCGTTACCATTAACATGATCGGCTTTCTGCATAATGCCAGATAGGATCATGCCGCCGTCTGCCACATATCTCTTTTCGTCTTCAGTCAAAAGATCTTGACAAACGCCGCCGTCGCATAGTTCGTAGTATTCTCGTAAAAGTACTTTGCTCATTATCTATTCCTTTCTGCTATAACTGCTTGGAGTGTTTCTTGGACCATTTGTTTCATAAGACCTTCTTTATACACGCGCCGGCGGCGATTGCGGGCGATGTTGTCGCCGACCTTTCTCATGATCCGATCTTCCAAGTCGGCATCGCCGGTGTCCGGCGGCGTTTGCCGTGCGCGCGCTTTCATTGTCTTTTCCTTCGCCTGTACGGGATCCCACGTTCCGCCGGCTTCATCTAAAACTGCTTCGAGTTCTTCTTGGACCATTTGGTATAACTGGTCTTGAGATTCGTTCCGACCGCCGCGGCCTTTGACGGTACCGTCATCGTCGTAGTCAATCACACCGCGGTTGAGCCAAGCCTTTTTGGCGCGGGGGGGCTCGTCGATGGGCATCTCAGGATCCACTTTTTTAATCGCAGCCTTGTGTTCGGGGGTCTGTGGTTTGATTTTGCCCTTTTCTGTTAAAACTGTTTCAATCTCTTCCTGAATGATTTGCTTAAGTTCTGATTTTTTAATCTTCATCTCTTATATTCCTTTTAAGGTGCCGGCGCTACCGGCGCGGGTCAGCAGCCTGACTTACAACGAGTAACCGGGCGAAGCATGCGCTTTTGTGTCCATCGATTATTCATGCGAGGTAATCTCCATCTTAGGCGAGTGTTGAATCCCTGAATCTCCGAAGACCATATTCAGAACATAAGATGTTCCAGATGATAACCAGCCGAGAATAAAGAAATTAGCTACACTAACGTCAAAATTAAATAGTTCGGTGTACGGAGAAAGCAGCATTAAAAACCAACCTACATGAAAACCCATGCACATTGGACAGTTAAATAGTTTACCGTATCCCCGGAGAGCATCCTTGGAAGGGCGCAACTTTTTAAGAAGAGGGTGATCGCTATACACCAAAATCTGTGTGAGCCCATAGGCGCACAAGATGAAGGTCAGCAACTCCATTACGCCATCCCGAGGGCAGCTTGAAGTTCTGTTACGAGAGCCTCTAAGTATTCCTGTTGTAGGCCGGAATCGCCCATGGCGTCGGATTGGGCTTTTTGGATAAGCATTTGTGCGTCGGCTTGGGCGCTGGCTATAAACTGAGCTTTTTGGTCCGCTGGCATTTCTACCTCGGTAAGGATAAGCATGTGTTTCTTCCAATTTTCAAATAAAGTTTTCATATTTTATACCGTAAAGAGATAATTCAAAGCATAGGGGCTTCGAATATACCCAGGACGAATTGATCCTTGTTCATCGCGCTGGGGTACCTCGCCAAGTTCTGTGGAATCAGCCTTATCTGGATGAACTAATTCGTCATCAGCCATCGAAACAATCGCTTCCAAGGACTCAAAGTAGGGACGTTCTTCATCAATAAACTGGGAAATGTTAACTAATGCCATTTGGGCGCTATTCAGATTCTCTTTAAAGGGAGCTTGAAGAAGTGCCTCAAATGCGCCAAAAAAAGAACCCGCTTGGATGGACTCTGGAATCACTATACCCTTCTTGTGTAAGTGTTGAAACAATCTATTTTGTGCGCCATAAACCAGATCATTCATAGTTTCCTTAGGGAATGCCAAAACCCTGTTTGTGGAGGGAGATAGTACAATATCGATATCACCATGATCAAAGATCATCAAATCACCATTAAGCGCCTTGCGGATGTTCATCTCTAATGTAACAATCGCTGATTGGTCGCCTTTTCTGATTGTGATCCTAATTGCCATCGGTACTAATTTCCTCTGTGAGTTGTTGTGTTTTTAACACCGTAAGGACAACTTGTGCGCTAGCAGCTTGCATTTGGAAGGAGCTAAGTTTTTCAAGAACTTGGTTTGTCTTCTCGATCAAATCCTTATCTTCTTTAATAACTTCTTTATTTAATGAGACAGTGAGTTCTTCTTTAAGTCGAGCAATCTCTGAATTTAAAAACATTTTTAATCCGAGACCGTTATCTGCGAATGATGTTATATAATGGTTTAAAAGCGTCTTTTGGTTTTCTAGAAGACCCTCTTTATATTTGTCATTGAATTTGTTTACGAACGAGTTGAGTGCCAAGTTATCAATAGGTTCCAAAGTATCTTGTTTGTCTTCTGGTAGGATCATGTTGTTGATGATATTATTTTCGAGAATCACCGCACTTTTGGGTGACGACTTATCAGAAAACATTTGAGCTATCGAAGCAAGGGTTTTATAGTTTGGTACAAAATTGTTAAACACTTCTGGGGTAAGTTCTTTATTGACATCTGCGATCAAATCACTCTGACTAACGAACAATCCGTGTGGGTCCATCACTCGGTGAGCAAGCTTCGCTTCCTTTATAATCTTCTCTGCTATTTCTCTATGAAGGTTTTGGTTTTCATATAAGGAACGATAGTTTTGAAGGTCTTTATAAAGAACAGAGCCAGGAACAAAATGCTTTTTGATAATCGCGATGGCTTTGTCTTTAACTTCGTGGTTCTCTTTTATAATTGCTACCGTAGCTTCGCGTACCAATGCTTCAAAAACAAATGCTGTGTTACGCTTTTTATTATGTCTTGTCTTCATTCTGTTGCTCCGTTAGTAACTCTTTTTCTTCGAGACCTTCTAAGAGAGAACGAATAGAATTATTCATTTCGAAGAGTTTGTTTTCTTCTGTCTTCTCTCTCAGCTTATAAGTAGATTCATCTTGCTCATAAATCCCTGCTAACCCATTCATTCCTGTTAATGTATTAATATCTGTCATTCCAGGGTGGGTGTTCCTGCGGGTTGAGCTACTCTTTTCTCTTGATCCAGCCGCCGCAATAGAACGGCTTCTGGCGCCGGCGGGGCGTTTGTCGGTCTTAACAGGGCGATACTTTGCGCCTCCTTTATAAGTGCGAACATCTCGCGAGCCAGGGGGTACCGCCAATAGAGCGGATTCGTCGCCGGCGGGTTCGGCGCCTGGTTCTCCGGCAGGTGGTCCGCCGGCTTCGCCGGCGGCCATTTCAACAGGACCGGCCGCTTCTTCAGGAGAGGGTATTTCTGCGCCGAGATCTTCGGCGCCCATGTCAGCGCCAAGACCACCCAAACCACCCATTCCACCGGTGGCGGCTGCAGCTTCGGCCACAACCTGCAGATTGGCGTCGTGCTTACGGTCATAATACATCTCGCGTTGACAGCGAATAAACTCTTCATGAGACATACCAAACACATGTTCAGTAACCCAACGACGAGAGAAGAAACCCGTTGTCGCGGTAGCGGCAATATCGAACTTCGTCTTCCAGAACTCAAGCTCTTGAAGCTCTGCGATCTTGGATGGGTTGTTGAGGACAAGTGAGAAGTTAAGCAAGTCATCACCACGAAAGCCGAGAGTGTAAAGGTGGATGATACCGATCTTCTCTAGTTCAGAGATAATAACCCTCTGTAGTCTTTGAATGGTTCTCGCGAATCGGATGTCTTTTTGTGCGAGCGTGGCCTTATCTTCGGCGGCGCCTTCTCCCATAGAAAGATACGACTGGGGAATCTTAAGAGCGGAGAAGAGTTTATCGCGAAGATACTTGATATCGTCAATTTGTGTAATATTTGATGCGCCGGCGAGAGTCTGAATATCTGTTACCGATCCGGCGCGGACTGGAATGAAATAATCTTCCTCAACAGCCATCGGATTATAACGGAGATCAATGTTGCCGGTCTTGGGATCAACCACAGAGTGTCGCTTAAGCTGTGAAACAACCTTTTCCATATATTGCTCAACTTCATTGGGAGGAATAGAGCCAACATCAATCTTAAACATTCTTCGCTCGGAAGAGCGCACAACACGATATGCCATCATCGCGTCTTCCATAAGCACAAGCTGCCGCCAGATGCGGCGAGCAGGCTCAAGGATAGAGGTTCCATAAGGGGCGTACTTATCGTTACCGAGGATGCGGAAGTGTGCGACCTGCCAGTTTTCAAAGGTCATGCCAGCGGAGTTCCACTGATATTGAACGTAGTTGGGGTTGGTGGAGTCTTGGCCCTCAAGCCTCTCGATCTCCATTGGAGGGAGGGCGATGACTGATGTAACACCATATTTATCGTCAATGTCGAGGTAAAGGAAAAAGTCGCCGTACTTACTCATTGTGCGTGCCCAACCAAACAGGTTGTATTGGACATTCAAAATCTGTTCATATAGAATAGTGAGAACCGCTTTAATCTCTTCGTTGTTTGATTTAACATTAAGCATTGGCCGCAGTTCCGAATATGTTGTCATCTCGTCTGCATAAATGTCCAGCGTGGATGCGATCTCGGGAGTATATTCCATCTGATCAAAATCAACATAACGCTCAGAACGTCGCTGGTTTTGGATAGCATTCGCAGCAATCGTGTCGAGGGGGTTATATTGAGACTTCTTGAACTGCTGACCAGATGCAGTCTTAAAGCGTGACGAGAACTTATCTAAATGTTGTCGACGTATGCGGCGCCCTGATTGAGAGCGATAATTAATGATTGGACCAGAGAAGAGCCGCGTCAGAGCTTTGAATAAATTATTTTCGCTGTTGGCGGGGTTGTTCCCTCTATTTCGATTTCTATTGTTTGGTGCCATTTATTTTCTCACTTTATAATCCATTTGTATTGATCCCAATACGTTTTGGCTTCAGACATTATATCACTTGGACCACCTTGTTTGTATCCCGTTTGGCCTTTTATTTGTGTATTCATTGTAGTTTTCACTGTATAAATCGCATCAACGAACGCTTTCTGGTAATTTAAATCTCTCGCATTTACTTGAAGAGCGGTATCTCTAACCCAGCAAGCAATCGCAAGAGCCATGATCAAATCATCATTATAACTCTTCATTGCTTGTGGTTTGCCGTTCCTCCAAATGAAAGTTTTAAATTCGTTAACAGTTCGCGAAGAATATATCTTAATTAGTTTATTTCTTATAAACTCCTCTAATTTTGCAATAATCAAAGGTCGCGTTTTCATCGTTGTGGAAAAACCAGCGATAGCAGACGTTGTATGCTCTGCAATGTGTTGCTCAATATATTCGTGGGTTGATTTAATAGAGAAATAAACATTGGGATAGCCAAACTCTGTAAGTTTATCTAATACGGTATAACCAATATTGTTATTCTCAACCACCAGCATCGCGTCTCCAAACTCTCTACCGATTTGATTAAGCATCGTAGCAAACATATCTGGTGTGGCCTTCCCTTGGTATTCTCCGATGATTTCTAGTGTTTCAAGTTTTATAATATGAAATGTAGAGAAATCGGCTCCATCACCTCTTGACACATCAACAGACATAAGGTAGTTGCAAGTAGGATCGAATTCTTCCCAGATCCAAAAGTTGCGGTCAAAACCAGTGCGATACTTTGGTTCGCACACATTTGATAACAACCACGCCATATCGTCGGAGTCGATGACAGTCTCTCCAGAAGTATTGAAGTTACACATCAATTCCTGCGCGATCTGGCGTTTAGACATATTCTTCGTTTCTTTCTTATACCACTCTTCATCTCTATCGGGGTGAACATCCCACGCTAGCGTCGTTAGATTAAAGTTGTTGCCCCCAGACTCCGCATCTGTACAAGTCTTGTGAAACCAGTTACCCACGCCATTAGGTGTTGACAACGCAATACACCGCCCACCCGTAGATAGTGTAGGATACAACCCTGTCCATAGTTCTTCGAGACCTTCGATGTGTGCTGCCTCATCAAGCACAAGCAGAGACAATGCTTCCGAACGGCCGGCGTCACCGGAAGTAGATGCGGCTTTAATAGAAGATCCATTGGAAAGTTCAAAAGAGTTTCGGTTATCTACTTCAATTGTAGCAATCTTCAACCAATCTGGTAGATTGCGCATAATGCCTTTAACTTTCTTTACGAGGTTTCCTGCTGTCGCAAACTTGGTTGCCATAACGAGAATAGCCTTATCGCGGTGGAACAACATAAGCCACACGATATAGCCGGCTGTAATCGTTGAGATACCCAGCTGTCTCGCTTTTAAAATAACATTAAAACGATAATCATTAAAATTTTGTAATAGGTTGTCTTGGAAATCATATGTATCAAATAAAATAAGCCCGTGCATCGGGTGGGATATACGGGCATACGTTTTTAAAAAGTAAGCAGGATCTTTACCGCACCTTAAGATCTCTTTTACTTTTTGTTTTTTGTCTAGTTGAAAACTCATGCATCTTTTTTGCGTGTATCATTCTTCGGGCGCTTTCCTTGCCAACCACCTTGGTTAAGGAAAGTCTCCCAACTCTTTTCGACAGGATTAGTATTACCGGAGTTGTCGATGTTCATAGTCTCATCGAGACCACCGACCTTAAAATGCTTCTTGGCAGTCACCCAAGACCGCACTCTTGAAGAGTTCTCGGCACGGATGTCAACTTCACCTTCAACAGTAAGAGTCACAGAATCGCCAGTGATGCGTTTGTATTCTTTCTTAAGCCATTTAGAAATGTCAGTCATACGCTGGTCAATCTCGCTCTCGAAGCCTGGGCCATAAATCTCTTTGAGTTGGATTTCAGACTGATAAGTTAAACACATCATATCACCATAGAACTTTACACCAAAGCCATCCATTACGCGCCGGTCGATAAGCATATCGCCTTCTTCGCGGCGGAGAGCGCCGGTCTTTACTGGTTCATAGTCTTCTCCAAGCGCGCCATCATATGCGTTGGCTGCGGCTTGTGCTAGTCCTTGTACGATTTCATATACTGTTGCCATTATTAGGTCTCCATCCTTTTAACCATCTTTCTTCTCTGCCTTCCACATATTGAAGGTAACATTTATTGCAACATTCAAACTTGGTAAGACAAACATCGTCCATTGATTTCTTTGGATAAGATCCGCAGACCGAACAACATCTTAAAGATTCTCTATTAAGTAGTTTTTTTGAAACCTTTATACCCTTAATGTCAACTTTTTCCTGTTGCTCTTGGTTTTTATAAGATTTCTGATAAAACTCTTTTGATTGTTCCAGATATTCTTTTTCTTTGGTCTCGTCCCAATTTGCCTTTGGGTTCTGGACTGTTTCTTCACCGTACTTCTTGGAGATTGCCTGTTCAACTGCAGCGATGCGATCGGGCTTATCCATTAGTTAAAGACCTCGTATGCTCCGTATGAAACCACCACACCAGCCGCAACACCGCCGGCAAACCAGACCCATTTGTT